ATCATGGATAAAGATTCCGCACGACAGTCAGTTAGGTCAATGTAAGATCACTAACAGAATGTATCCGTATGCTGTGGTCACCAACGGCAATATGGACATTCTGACTTTCACACACAACGGTTGTTTATGCAATGAAATCATTGCACTTAGATTCCGTCATCAGATGGACACTCCTCCAGTCAGCCTATCGGTCATTCCGCTTTTGCGGAGGGCCTTGGATGGGCTGTTGAGCTGTAACCGGCCAGATGGTACGCCAATAGAGCCGGTGTTCTTGAGGAGTAGACAACAGGTTGTTAACACCTATCGTGGAAGACACAGAATAAAGTACTTTCGTGCGATGGTCGAGCTCAACACCAGAGCTCTCAATAGAACTGATTTTTACAACCGCGGATTCGTAAAAGCAGACAAAGAAGAGGAGTCAGACTTGACTAAAGCCGGCCGATTAATCCAGTTTATGCGCCCCACTGGAGCCTTAGAAATGGGCCGCTTCATTCACGCAGTAGAATCTCAAATATACTCGCTACACGACAAATACGACACAAAAATCTTCGGAAAAGGAGGCAATTTGCATGAGATAGCAGAAGACCTGAACAACAAAAGAGAGAATTTCAATGATCCAATATTCTTGTTGCTGGATGCTAGCAAGTTCGATGCCCATGTTTCCACAGAAATGCTGCGCCTGGTTGCTGAGTGGTACCCAAATCTTCTCAGCGACCCCGCGCAGCGTGAATTCATCAGGTGGATGTGGTCTCACACCTTTAACAATTACGGAAGCACTGTTAATGGTCTGAGATATAAAACGAACGGAACCCGGATGAGTGGTCACATGGACACGGGACTTGGTAATAGTCTGGTGATGTATGCAATGATAACGGCATATCTAGGTGTTGTTGGAATCACCAAGTATAGCATGAGCGTCAACGGCGACGACTCAGTGGTGATGATAGAGAGAAGTGATCTTCAAAGGGCATTGGACATATCATTCTTCAAGGATTGTGGATTCAAGATGAAGTTTGACATGACGGATGAGTTTTCCAAAATGGACTACTGTCAAACCAGGCCCGTGCTCACGCGGTATGGCTGGATCTTGGCTAGATCGCCTGAAAGAATGTTGCGCCGCATAGGATGGTCGAGTAACCTGTTCGGGGCGAAAAGATCTAGAGATTTCTTGTACTCACTTGGGAAAGGCGAACGTGCCATTAATTACGGTCTCCCGATTGGGTATGTGCTCGGCAACAAACTCATGCAAGCCGCTCCAACTGGCAAACTATTGCCACTAGACCGAAAGAAATACATCTCATATACGCGGCAAAAGTACTGGCAATCAAATGAAGATGCCGTCATCGATAAAGTTGCTCGCGAGTCCTTTTGCGAAGCGTGGGGCATTACCCCTGAGGAACAAGTCAGAATTGAAGAGAGTCTCCAGGTGGGGCCGGCCTTGAAAGTCACAGACAAAATGCAACAAATGTATGATAGTGTCGTGCTTTCAAAGTTGAACTTCTCGTGATACCCGTTTCGGGGCCTTTCCAACAGTGTGTGAGCGCTGTTGATGTTTAATAGAAGAACATCCCTTTATTACGAGATCCAGCCTATAGAAAGGCCGGAGACACCTGGAAAATTTCTTGAACTCACGACTAACATTGATATTAACCAAAATTTGACTCAACCCGAACAAGAAGAACCATTGGACTTATCTGTAAATTATCCTGACGATTATCATCTCTTCATCAATGCCATCGGACATGAGGAATCAGGAGAAGAAACGGGCCGCAGCACCATTGCCGCCGAGGAGTTTTGGACGGTCGAAAGGCCAACAGCAAGTCAACCAATCGCAATCCCGGGGTGCGAACCGGATGATGCGTGTTCAGCAAACTCGTGTGATTCGATCTACAACGACTGGTGTGACGTCACCGACGAAATATGGTACCGGAGCCCGAGCGATTGCCAAGCAGATGACCGATTTCGCGAATGGCACCCCCGAGATCAGTCGAGCGGGGACGGGCTTTCTCATGAGAGCTCTCAACCCTTGTGGAGAGCACATCGAAGGAGGAGATGGGAGGCCGACAGACGGCGCGTTGGTGCTGAGCGGCTTATGGCCTTTGCGCGGGGTGGTCAACCTAGCCCCACCGTGGTCAACACAATCGACTACGACCAATACGACATCGAATTGGGGGCTGACCCTTGTGAGTCCGCCTGCTTACCGAATGGCCTTTGTGGCTATTGCTGCCAAAACCAATCAGGAGCCGACAGAGGATGATCAGGCCAAGATATGGTTCGAATTTAACACTAAACCCGAATATCACCCCAAATGGAGACAAGTCACCGACGAGTTCTACTTCACAGTGGTACGTTACGAATCAGCCAACATCGACGTTGATCCATTGACTGGCTTGAGCACATTGTTCAAGAATGGTCGCATGATTGGAGATGGGATTGTTTTACATCACAACACTCCCACGTTATGGGACCAGGGCACCATAGTCACTGCCCAGTTCCCAACTGATTGTACTGATGTTGAGTCTTTTGTTACGAGAATACCGCTGGACGTCGACATCCCGGCCATGGCCGACACAATCATAACTCCGAGCAATCCATGCACGATCCAAATAAGTTATCCCAGTCCGAGTGGAGCTCTAATCGTCAGTTCCATTACCATCACGAGTATGGTCACCACCTACCAGTCTCCCGCCATAACTGCCGACTACCACGCAACGTGGTATTTATGGCCCGAGGGAGGTAATGATGAACAGACGATAGGATCAACAGTCAAAGGAACGCCTTTCCAATTTTCGGCGTACTGTTACGGGAACGTATCGG